GGCGCATCGGTCAGCCCCATATAGGCCTGATAGAGCGCGATCTGGGCGGCGTAGACGGGCTTTGCTGCAACGACGCCGCGCTTGACGATCTCGCGCCAGTTCTTGGCGTTCGCCGTCTTGCACTCCCAAAGTGCGGGCAGCGCCATGTCGATCGCGGCGGCGACGATGACGCCGTCGATGTGACCTTGCACGCGCCCACCGGCGACCGAGAAACCGAACTGATCGCCGGCGCGATCTCGGGTTCGCAAGTCGAGCCCGGCCTTGCGCAGCCATTCGACCGCCAGGTCCTCAAGGCTGTGGCCCACCGCGAAGATGCGCAGGCTCTGCCCGCTGAAGCGACCATCTGGATCACGCGGCAGGCAGAGAAACTCATACTGCAAGCGGCGCGCGCAAGGATCGCCCAGACGCGAGCCGCCAAGATAGGAGCGCGGCACACGGTCCTCGTTCTCGGTCACGAGTGCCCCGTCGATCCGCTCATTGAGCGTGTCCGCGAAAGTCGGCGCCTTGGGCCGATGATTGAAGTCGAGAGCGTCGTCCATCAGAAGGGAATCTCCGAGGCGTCAGTCTTGGCGGTCGCACGCAGGGCGTCCTGGAAGCCGCCGATCGCGCATTCGATCAGCGTCAACACCTGCTGCTCGGTCAGTTCATTGAGCCGCGCCGACCAGCCGATCTCGGCCATGATCTCGGCAACTGGTTTCATGGCAGCGCGCATCGCCGCCTGTTCCTGTTCGGTGAGGTCAACCACGGCCGATGACCTCCGCGCCAAGTGCGACCAGAAGCCTTGGCACGCCATCGAGCAGAACCAGACCGAGGGGCGCGGCTGCTTCGAGCGCACCGGGTCGAACCATCCAAAACCACGGGTCGGTCGTCGGCAAACCGCGCAGACCGCGCCACGCGGATGCCACAGCCTCAGTCGCTGTTGCGCGGACATGGGGGACGATCCCTTGCGTCATGCCGCCCTCCCGAGACTGGCCCGGAAGACCGCCGCCTTGATGGCGTCCCGGCTCCACAGGAAGTTCAGGTGGCAGTTGGCGGCGTATTTCGAGAGGCCGAAGTCGAGCGATGCGTCCGGATACCCCGACCTGCGCAGCAGCTCCTGTTGCTTGAGGCTGGCCGGTTGCGAGAGCCAGCCCCGGCTCTTGCTGGCGGCATCGGTGCTTTCGACCTGGCGGAGAAAATCATCGGCCGCCGCCAGGACCTGCGGGCGGTCGCCGACCGCGAGGTGCCGAAGCCGTCCTTGCCGCGGGCGCCCGACCGCATGCCAGTGCGTGCCATCGAAGAACACGCCGGACCAGGCATCGAAGCCGCTGGCGATCAGCGCGTGATCGTCGCCGAACAGGTCGCACCAGCGGAACGGCGAGCGGTGCAAGAGATCGATCTCGGTGAGGTCGAAGCTGTGGAGAACCCGCTTCTCGCGAGGCTGCCGTGCCCAGACGTGACCGCAGAAGGGACAGATCGACGTGCCGAGCGGCAGTTCCGCGTCGCATTCGGGGCAGGTCTTGTAAGGGGCCGCACCCGGCTCCGGCTCTTCGACATCGAGCCGCACTTCCTGCTCGATCGAGCCGTGGCGCTGTGCGGCACCCGCGAAGTCGAGCACGATGCAATCGGTCTTGATGATACCGGGAAAGCGCTCGGGATCGACTTTGCGCAACCCCCGCCCGACCGCCTGAATGAAGGTGCCCTTGTGCAGCATCGGCCGCAAGATCGCGATGCAGCCGACCGGCTGACTGTCGAAGCCCTCGGTCAACACCATGCAATTGGTGAGCACCTGGACCTCGCCGCGATCGAAGCGGGCAATGATTTCGGCGCGGTCGCGTGTGGCCATCTCGCCGGTGATGGTTCCGGCCGTGATGCCAGCCGCCCGGAACGCGGCTGCGACCGACTCCGCGTGCTCGATGGTGGCGCAGAAGGCGATGGTCCGCCGATCTGCAGCCCTGGCCTTCCAATGCTCGACCACCGTGTCGTTGAGCACGGAGTGATTGAGCACGCGGGCGGCGGCGTTCATGTCGAAGTCGCCGATCGATGACTGGATCTCGGAGAGCGCGTCGCCGACGCCGAGATCGATGGTGAACGTGCGCGGGGGCACCAGGATGCCCTGTTCGATCAGGGTGCCGATCGACAGCTGGAAGCCGACATTGCTGAAGGTCTTGCGCAGGCTGCGCCCATCGCCACGCTCGGGCGTCGCCGACAGGCCCAGGAGCTTCACGCCGGGGTTCAGCGATCGTGCGTGCCCGATGATGTTCTGGTAGCTGTCGGCAGCGGCCCGGTGGCATTCGTCGATGACGAGATGCGAGACGGCACCCATGCGGTTACGGCGATTGGCGCGCGCCAGGGTCTGGACGCTGCCGAAAACCACACGACCAGACCAATCGTCCCGTTCCGCCTTGACGATGCTGCCAGGCAACCCCGTGACCGCGCTGATCGTCCCCCGGTTCTGCTCGATCAGCTCATCGGTGTGCTGCAGGACCAGAAAGCGGTCATCGGGGCGCTGCTTCGCCTCTTCGCCGATGAAGAAGCCGGCGATGGCGGTCTTGCCGGAGCCGGTCGGCAACACGAGAACCGTGTTGCCGTGCGCGGCGGTCTTGGTGCGGGCGGCGGCAACCGCCTCCTTCTGATAGTCCCTCGGGATCATGGCCGGCCTCCATCAGCGCGCCCAGAAGGGCGCATTGCCGACGGGCGGCGGGGTGGCGGCCGTGTTGCCGGCCCACGAGGGCGAGGGCGCGCCCGTGGGCGCCATAGTCGTGGGTGCCGGGGCAGAAGGCGCCCCACCCATGAGATGCGCGTAGTCGGCGTGCTCCGCCGCAATGGCGGCGGCGATGACGTTGCGCCCCTCGTCGCTCGGGTTGTTGCGGTCCTTGTCGATGCCGACCTTGGCCACGAACTCGAGACCGTTTAGATCGCCGAAGCCCCGGATGGTACGGGCGACGCGCGCACGCTCGGACTGATCGTCGCTGCGCGCACCACGGGCGGATTCGAGGATGCCCCGGATCAGCGCACGCCCACGATTGGCATAGACGTCCTCGCCGCGATCGTTGACGCCCTTCCCCTTCACGCCGATGCGCGTGTAGATGCGACGGCGCGCATGCGGTCCTTCGAGAACCACCGCCTCGGTGTTGAGGTAAAGCGCGTCGCTGGTCTTGCTCTGCGTGAGCCAGCCCTCGGGGCCAGCACCACCCGGACGGATGGTGATTCGCACCTTGAGAAGCGTGTTGTTCGGGATGTTCGCCAGAGCCGCGTCCTGCGTCTCAGCGCCGTTGAAATCGATCGTGTTGGCCGTGGACATGGCTCAGGCTCCTTTAATCGCGTCAGTGGAATTGGGCGTGGGATTGGAAATGGCGTCGGCGGCAGCGGGGCGACCGAACTCCAGGCGTGCGGGCGGCGGATCGCCGAGCGGGCGACGGATTTTCTCCATCAGCCGGCCGAGATGCGGCTCCTCGATCGCGTCGAGCCGCCCCGAGCGATCCTTCGCCGGATAGCCGAACGGGTTCAGCGTCTGGCAGATGAATGCACGGTAGGGCTTGCCGTCCTCGGTTTTGAGTTCGGCCATCGTGACGACTTCATCGACGATGCCCGGCAATTCGAGACCGGTCTTGGCGCCCTCGATCTGCAGCGTGAAATACGGGCGATTGAAATCGTCGAGACGCTTGTCGAGGATGCCGACCAGCCAGACGTTCTTGCCCGGCGTGTGCTGCAGATGAGTGAGCCAGGCGATCATCTCCTGGCCCAGCAACCCGTAGGCGCCGCGCATGTCGGGCTTGCCGCTGCGATCGGACGTCGCCTGCGGCTGCCCCTTGCACCATTGCAGGCAAAGCCTTGACGCGACCGTGATCGAGTCCACGAACAGCGTGTCGTATTTCGCGAGGCTCGCCGGATCGCCGAAGGTCGAGCAGACCCGTTCGTAATGCGCCGCACTGAAGGTCTGATCCGCGCGCATGGCCGGGTTGGGACCGCCCACCCAGCACGCGAGATCGCGCGCCAGTTCCCAGTCGCGAATCCGCACTTCGTCGCCGGGCCAGCCCTGCACGGCGAGTTCGCCCGCTTCGAGATTGAGGAACAGCGTGCGCCCGGCATCGAGCGTCCACAGCTGGGACGTCTTGCCGATCCCGGAGATGCCGGTCAGCACGCCCTTGATGCCGCGCCGTTCGGCGAGACGCTCATCGGCGGTGATGATCCGGAACCCGGTCGAAGCGAAGGGGGCGCTCATCACGCCACCTCCTCGGCACGGGCCGCCGCCGGGACGGCCAGCATGTTGCCGAGCGCGCCCTCATTGCGCGCCAGGTCGTAGATCTGTTGCAGCGCGTTCGTCTTGCGGTAGATCGCCGACGACTGCTTGCTCAGCGCGCGGATCGCGAAGGCCAGATCATCGAGGCTCGCTTCCTCGATGGACTTGCTGATGGCGGGACGGCCACCGATCGCGGGGATATCGATGCTGTCGGGGATATCGGACAGCCACGACTTCTTGCGAAGCCGCTTCAGCGGAGTGTCGAACATGGGCTTGGCTCCTATTTCGCCGTGCCCCGATGTCGTCGTGTGGTGCTACTGCCGGGCTCCGACGCCGCTCGGAGCTTTCGCGGTCCAGGTATTCCCCTTTCGGGTTTTGCATTCCCTGGAGAGCCCGGCATGAAGCCGGGGTTAGGCGCTCCGCGCGAGGGCGGGCGTCTCCGGAATTTCGGACGTGCTGGCCCGGGTCTGCTGCGCTTCGAAGGCCTCGACCTCCTCGACGCGGTAGACGACGCGGCCGCCGATCTTGATGTAGCGGGGGCCCTGGCCAAGCCAGCGCCAACGCTCAAGCGTGCGCGGGCTGATGCTCCAGCGGCGGGCCAGATCGATCTGGTTCAGGTGTTTGACGGACATCACGTCCTCCAGCAGGTGGTAACGAAAACCTGCGAGGAAGATGCGGGGTGCGGGGGTAGGAGCCGGGAAGGTGCTGGGTAGGGCTCAGGGTAGGAATCGAAAAACCGCAGCGCCGGAATCAAAAAAGCCGCCCCAGCGGGCGGCTTGATGGTGGTGATGTATCGAGCGGTTCAGTGGAACATCCAGCAGCGGCCGTGCTCCTCCTTGATGAAATCCCGCCAATCTGTTCTGCCGGAGAATGCCTTGTTGAGCGTGTTGACGCTGTCGCTGTATTCGGCGTTTTCAAGAACCTCCGCTGTCAGGCATTCCGGACTGCCAGATTGCCAGGCCTCATACAGCTGTCGAATGAGCGCGCGCTGCTTCGATCCAGAGAACGCATACCGCGTCCCCCGAACGGTGACGGATGCACCGTCTGCACCCATGGTGATGAAGGCGTCCGCCGATGGCGCTCCAGATGCGACACGCGCGCCCAGCAAATCGGGGTCGACCACCAAGCCGCTGGCATGATCCACGATGTCGCGGACCGCAATGATCGAATGGCCTTGATGGATCAGTGCCGGAAGACGGTCGGCCGACGTCAAGCTGAGGACGATCCGCAATCCAGGCGCCGGGCGTGCGCGGACGGTTTCGGCGAATCGGCTCCAGACCTTCGGGTCGGCAAGCCTGCGACCAATCCAGAGCGGCACGCGCTTGCTCCGACCAGGCAGCCTCACCTCCCCGATTTCCCATAGGAGGTCGGGCAACAGGATCGTCGGTGACGCGCTTGTCGAGAGATCGAGCCGCTTCAGCAGGCGGCCGAACAGCTTCTCGAAGCTGATGCCGAACGACGCCATCTGGCCGTCCGAGACGGGCACCCATCCCGCCGACGGGCTGAAATAGCCATAGCCACGGTGTTCGGGCGACCAGGACAGATTGACCGGCTCATCGTCGTGGTCCGCGAGGGAGACAGCCGCCCGCCGATGGTCCTTCAGCTCAAGCAGTCCGCTTGCCTTGAGCGCGGGCGCTTTCGCCGCATAGAACCCGTCGAGCGCTGCGCTTGTAACCACCGCGTGTGGCGTCTCGATCACCGACAGCAGAATGTCGATGGTCTGCTGATCGAGGCTCGGCTGGCGGTCAGGCATCGCGCAGGATGCCCCAGCGGCGAAGATACTTCTCGCCGATCAGCTGCTCTTCCTCGGTCTGGTCTTTCAGATTGCATCCGTGGGGCATGGTGATGGTCAGCGGCAAGGTGCGGCCT